GCGCAAGACAGTATCGCTATGGAGGACATCTTCGACTCTCAGTATCCAGGGAGCGAAGAGGCACGCATCGCGAAGAAGGTGAGCCGCGTGATGAAGCTCGCTAAGGAGAAGCGCGCCGCCGACTTGCTCTTTGACGCCACAACGAACTTCGCGAGCTACACTGCCTCACCTGGCACTAAGTTCGACGCGACCGGCGCTGAGCCTCTCACGTATCTCCATGAGACCAAGGACACTGTCTACAGTAACGCTCATGGCATCAACCCTGACACCCTCATCTTAGGTCGTGACGTGTTCCGCGCGCTTGCTCGGAATCCTGAGATTCGTGGTTATGTTGGTGACAGCTCAGTGGGGATCGCTGCAGGTAATCGCATCCTCAACGATGGCGCAGTGATTCAGGTTCTGCGCGACGTGCTCGGCATTCCTAACATCCATGTCGGCGCAGCTCTTCAAGATACGGCAGTGCCTGGCGCGACCTCTAACGAGAGTTACATCTGGAACGGTGAGACTATCTTTATGGGTATTCTTCGCGGTTCAGATGCTATCGTCCAAAAGGGCGGCAATGTTAAGGGGATGCCTACAGCAGCTCTTAATCTTGAGTTCGGTGGTATGATCGCTGGTCAATATGACAGCCTCGACAAGACGCGCCGCTATGTCTACGCCGAAGAGGTTCATAACTTCAAGCTCATCGACGCTTCACTTGGCTACGTCATCACTGACTGCTTGACCTAAGAGTGAGCTAAATGATCGAGTCAGGCCACATCCATCTCTCCGAAGATGCAGACAAGCTCGCCATCGATGACCTGAGCCGTCAGGTCAAGGGTGAGCGCGGTCCTGTGGCCCAACTCATCAGAGCACGACGCGACCAACTGAGAGCAGAGGTTGAAGCTGAGCGTGGCTTCAAGCGTGCTCTTAGTCAATCGCGTAAAGAGCTCGTGGAGCTCGTCACGATGTCAGCAGTCACTGACAATCCTGAGCTCCTCTTGGCGCTCGATGATGAACAGCTCGTAGACTTCATCCTTTCATCGGGATTAGGTCTAGCGGTCGATGACTTCATCGAGTCCACCTCACGCATTAGATCAAGCGTTGAGACATCCCTTCAGACTGTAGGCATCGATCTACCCTCTGACGTGATGCCTCAACTTGATCTGATCCAACAGCAAGCCGCCAACGCTGTCTTTGAAGATGTGATCGTACCAGACTTTAAGAAGTCTCTACGCGCATCTCTAACGGCGATGACTTTGGATATCCCTCTTGAGATCATCAAGAGCGACCTAGAGACTCAGCTCCAACGCTCAGAGGGTCGGCAACTCACCGAGATTAAAACACAGATCTCAGAGTATGGTCGCTCACTGACAGCGGTGGCAGCAGAGGCGGCTGACCTGAACCACTATCTCTACACAGGCCCTAGAGATGGAGAGACTCGTAACTTCTGCAAGGCGCTAATCAACCTAGTGGTCGATGAGACGCAGATGAGCAAGCTCAACAATAATCAGGGCCGACCTGTCAAGATTGCCTGTGGTGGCTATAACTGTCGGCATAGCTGGAGCCCTGTCACTGAGAGCTTCATCGAGGCGGCTGACCTGAAGCGCGCCACGGCGAGCGATATTAACGACGCGAACACAGGAGCCAAGAAGCGATGAGAAAAGCAGTTAAGGGTCAAGTCCATCACTTTGTGTGGGATCCTCCACAACCCTACTCAGGCTCACCTACTTTAACCGTAGGCTTTAGCGCTCCTCTAACTGATGAGCTATTCACTCAGTCTAGAGCTGATGTGAGCGTAACAGCTATCGCAAATGATCGGCGCACACTTACCTTAAGCGCGAGCGTTGCGACCCAGCTCCAGCGCGATGAGGTCAAGGCGTTCCTGAAGACCACTCGTGATACTTATTACGCTGTCAAAGTCTCGCGGATCGGTGGCACTACAGCAGTCTTGGCTGAACCTCTACCTAGAGAGCTCGATCTCACAGCGGCGGCTACACTCAACTTCTCGATGAGCTATGTAGACATCAGCGCAGTTAAGACCGCTACCGCTGGCGTATTCCCTTACACGATCTCATATGAAGATAATGTAGGTGGTCAGCATGTTGAGACAGGTCTACTTAAGGTCTGCGCTCGACCGTTCAACACTGGTCTAGACCATGATGAGCTTGTGGGTCGATTCGCCAATCTCGCTGACATGGTGCCACGTCGGCAAAGCGACTTTGAACCGCAGATCAGCGCCGCGCTCGATGAGATCATCCTAGTGATCAGAGATCATGTGATCTCCGATGGTGTGACTGAGGATGAGGTCTTCAATCAGCAGAGCTTCAAGAGCGCTCACGCATACTGCGCAGCGGCTAGCGTCTACGAGATGAATATGCAGTTTGACGCCGCCACCCAAATGAGAGCGCGCTGTCAGGAGCTCCTCGACGTGGCGCTTAGATCTATCACCCTAGACCTAGATGGTGATGGTGTGGTCGATGAGGGTGAGGAGAACCTCAGGCGAAGTGGTGGTAGCTCAACTGACTTCAGAGCATCATGGCGCTCATACAATAAGAGTGAGGCCGATAGCTTCTTCACCCCAGTGAGAGGCATGAAGCACTAATGGCTAATCGAGTGAACATCAAAGTACCTCGGTCTCTATGGACCGCTAAGGACACGATGAGGTTAGCTCAGAACGCTCTAGCTTCGATTAAGCTCCGCACGTCTAAAGGCCTCGACGCAGATGAGGAGCCTTTCGACGGATACTCAGACACACCCATCTATGTCGCTACTCGTGGCGCTCGACTAAAGCCCAAAGGTGGCCGACCGTCGAGGACTGGTAACAGCGTCTTTTATGAGGGTGGCTATCAGCAGTACAAAGAGGAGAGCCGAAGCCGTGGCGGGGGTAGTGATAGCGCTGAGGTTGATCTAGTGCTCTCAGGTAACATGATGAACAACCTAGTAGTCAAAGAGGCTACTGAGAACATGTTCATTATAGGGCTCACGAGTAAGGCTCAATATGGCTACGCAGTGAACGAGGAGCGCCGCTTCTTAGGGCTCAGCAAGAAGGACATCGAGACGCTTGTAGATGCTGTCGAGATCGAGGTCAGAAAGAAGCTATTAAAATGAGTCAAGGCATCTTCAGCGCGCTCACATATCTAGAGGATCAGCTAGAGGCCACGACGCCTAAGACTGATCTTCATCATGGCTTCGTCGCTCACGCTCGAGCTAATGGCTCAGTTGTGCCCCTCGAGGAGCGCTTCAACTCTCAGCGCTTCTTCCAACTCGATATTGCAGAGATGCCGAGCGACGATGGCGCAGCAGGTCTAAGCGGTCGGCGTCGCGCGCTCATCGATCTGAGAGTTAGGTATGACATCCCTCAAGACTCCACATATCTAGCTAGGCTTGTGGCTGAGGATGCAGAGCTCTTGCTAGTCACCCTCAAAGGGCCAGACTACTCCCTCTCAACTACAGGGATTGTCTCAGTGATACCTGAGCCCCCATTGTATGAGCCCCTCAACCTCGGTGAGCAGGGTGTCTATATCCTGACCATCCCCTTTACTCTCTTGTATTTGGAGGCATAACATGGCGGTTACACATCGCTCTCTCTCAGTGGCTGTTGAGAGCTCATTTGGCTCACTCAGCGCTTCAACTGGTCTACCTGACAACTCAGGCCTTACCTTCGTCTCGATCCCTTGCGAGCGAGACCCCATCATCATCCCTGGTGAGCCTGTCGTCTCTGAGCGCACTGATGCTCGTGATGGTAACTACATGCTACCTCCAGAGCCTGACACAGTGTGGTCAGGAGGCAACCGCGTGCGTCGTCGCACTGGTCAGGTTGTGTGTCGAGTCGATCTCACGACCGTTGGGACATCAGCCAACGCTTACACGAGCAACTATCTAGGGCAGTTACTCGGCGCTGGCCTTAAGACTCAGATTCCATCAGTCGCAAGTGACAGCGTGACGGCGGTAGACGTGAACACCTACACACCCACCGGAGGCTCAGAACCTGCTGAGGCCGATGTTGGAACGCTGATCTCTACCTCTCTCAGTGGTCGCGCCGAGTACAGCGCTATCACTGACAACGCCGACGCCTCATCAAATGTCACCATCTCACCAGCTTTCTCAGCGAGCTCCTACAGCTCAGTGAGAGGTCTTCAGACTTGGTACATCCCAGGGCGCACCGCAACAGGTGAGCGTGAGCACTCTCTCAGCTTCCGGATCGATGGCGTCAACTTCCGCTCATTCGCTTATGGCTGTGTCCTAGAGAGCATGAATATCACGCTTGATAACGGCCGCCTCATGGCTGAGCTCACCTATCAAGCGGCGCTCATCCAAGATGATCATGGTAACGCAGTCGGGCCAATCGAGCCGACTTACAACAGCGGAGCTCCGGCTTTCTTCCGTGGTGCTTATGTGGTCGCGTCGAGCACTTCACCCACCTCACTCACCAACGCTACAACGGGTGACACTCTTGGGCGTCTAGCGCTCGACGCTGAAGACTTCAGCTTGACGCTGACCAATACGCTCACGCCTATGGGCCACTCAAACAGCATCTTGGCCATGAGTGACATGGAGATCAGTGACGTTGTGGTCGAGCTCAGCCTCACCCTCTCGACCGTCAACACTACGATTAAGGATGACTTCTTTAACAGGACAGTCAGACAGATCCTCGTTGGCACTGGTCCACAAGGTGACGGGCTCGGCTGTGCAATCATGCTACCTGCTGCACAGCTCACCGTTGACCCCAACGCTTATGATGTGAGTGGCAACGACATTGTACGCCAACAGCTCACCTATCAGCAGAGCCGCTTTGGCGGTGATGTGGTAGAGAGCAACGCTGGCAACTCACCATTTAGGATTGGACTAGGTATCTAACATGGCTCTCTCATTCCTCACGTCATCAGAGCAGACTCAAGAGGTGGTCGTCACCTGTGACCCTGAAGTGACCGCTTCAGCAGAGCAACGCTCAGCCTACCTTGAATCAGGTGACCTGTCGGCGCTCGGTGAGGTAGGTCAAGCTACTCGCTTCACCCTCAAGGCGCTCTCACCCTCTGAGCGTGAGGATGCAGAGGCCAGAGCAGGGGCGTTGACTCGCTCTGAGCTTGGCCGCCTCTTATGGACTGAGGCACCGACCGCAGAGCGTGAGCGCGCCGAGTGGCATCATGCTCTCACCGATGATGAGCGATCAGCTATGGCTGATTATCAGGCATATCTCAACCGAGTCTATAAAGAGATGATCTCTAGCTCTCTCATCCTCATCGATGGTGAGGAGGCAGACGCCGAGCAGCTCGAGCTGATCAGACCTGAAGCTCATAGGATCCAGACTGTCAGCGAGCTCGTGATGCACATCCAGCGGATCAGCCTCTTAGGTGTTGAGGGAAAATAGCGCTTGCGGCCTCAGTGTGGCTGAGCCATAGCGGGGGCCGCGCTTGGGATTGTGCCCAATGCAGATCGAAGCCACAGCTAAGAGCTCAGCGCGGTAACTGTGGTGGCCTCTTCAAAGAGGGCTTGC